TTGAATTCTTCCCCCAGGCGGGCGCACCCGCGCCCATCACGCTAACGGTCACAATCGTCGATGAAGATGGCGCTCAAGTAACCGAGCCCTTTTCCGCCCTCGATAGCTGGCCCGTCGTTGATCTTTCCGTCGAAGTTCTCACGCTCGCTGACCGTAAGGTTCGTGGCTATCGTGGCATTACCGTCGTCGCGCATAGCGATTCCGGGGATACCACCTATCAGGAAGAAGTGATTGTTGAACGCGCCGAGATACTGGCAATCAACGAAAACAGCTTTCAGACGTATCCCCAGGCGGTTCTTGCTGCCTTCGACATCCCGAGTCTGCCAGGCTGGATGGGCGCGAGCAAAACTCAGCGCATTCCCGCCCTGGTGCAAGCCCGACGCAATATCGCTGGGCTGCGGTTTCGCTACTACTTTGAAAACCAGCAAGACTTCATCGAGTCGTCCACCTTCATTCGTGATCTGACTCAACTCAGCATGAGTGAGTGGCTGGCTCTTCCCCGTGATTTCCACCATGCGCTATGTCGGGCTCAAGTGATCGAGGCTGATTTCTTGCTTGGTGGCGATCCGGTCAATGAATTGCGACGCCAGGGCATTATCTCCAAGACCACGGGCGAATCGAAGGCATTCTTTCGGGCTGACAAATCCCCGCTGGACGGCCCGGTATGCGCCCGTGTGTATAAGGAACTCGCGAAGTATCGCTTGGCACGAGTTCGCATGGGGAGAGTCGCGTAATGATGTTCAGACCCACCGTTGCGTGCAAGATCAAGCACAAGACGGGCGTGAATGCTTACGGCGAAACGACCTATAGCGAGTTTCAAGACTCCATGTGCGATGTCTTAGAACTCACCCTGGGCTTTCAGAAGACCCCGGTCGGCGGCACCTACACCGCTTCGCGGGGTTCTGCTGACGAAGACACTGGGATCGTTCGTCTGTTGCTCGATCCAAGCACCCCTGTCGTGGTCAATGATGTCGTTCAAGTGAACGGAAGCGACTTCATCCTCAACAGCGTGCGAATTCGGTATGACGTATTCGGTGTGCTTGACCACTACGAGGTGGGAGGCACCATTGAGTAAGGTCAGGATGGACAAAGCACAGCTTCTCTATCGCATTAAGCAGATAGGGGATCGAGCGACCAAGGGTATTTCGGATGTCATGCGTGACGAAGCGGAGAACATTCGCGATCTCGCACGCTCGAACGCCCCGGTCGACGAAGGAAACCTTGAAGCCGCGATCAAGACCGATTTCGACTATCAGGGCATCAATAGGCGTTTGCGCGCCTCGATCTATATCGACATGGAAATGCCAGAAGCTCAAGGGAATGGGCGCACGGTCGGTCGGTATGCGGAGATCATGCACGAATTGCTCGCGCCATATGGTTCGGGTCGATTTAATCTGGGAAAGAAGTCGGAAGATAAGCGAGCGGCAGGTCACGATGTCGGTGGCAAGTTTCTCGAACGCGCCGCAGAAGCCCGTGTTGAACCGATGCTTACCCGAGTAATGAATATTGTGAGGCGATCCCTGCGATGATCTACGAAGAACTCATGAACCGACTGGTCACTACCGATCCGACTTTCACTGAGGGAAAAAATGCATTTCTGCATCGAATGCCCGAGGCAACGAAGTCGGGCGTATTGATCATGCACCACGCGGGACGCCCGCTGAATATCGATCATGAACTTGGTGGGATACGTCGAGGGCAAATTATGGTCGTTGCTCGCGGGAAGACGCAGCTTGAAAGCCAAGCGCTGATTTTGAAAGCTGTATCAGCGCTGACAGTCAGTGGTGAAACTCTGCTAGGTGGCTATCTCATCAAGCAGATGTTGCCCCTCACTGATCCCATCATCTACCCCATCTCTGCAGGACAGTTCATCGAGCAAGCGGTGAGCTTCAACGTCGTATTTTGTGGCGTCTGAATATAGTAAGTAAGTAATTACTATGATATAGTCGCCGCTATCCAAATCTGATCAGGAATAAGGACAAGCAATGCCTACCGTAGTCAACAACAAACCCGAGAACGTCAAGCTTGGCGTCTGCTCGGTGACCTTTGACACGACCGACCTGGGCTTCACCAAGGGCGGCGTTCAAGTGGCTGTCGCCACGACCACCCATGAAGTGACCGTCGATCAGCTCGGCAACACCCCCATCAACGAACTGATCATGGGTCGCACCTGCACGGTGACCGTGCCTCTGGCGGAAACGACCCTCGAAAACCTCGTGGCAACGATGCCCGGCGCTACGATGATCGTTGATGCGACTGACCCCACAAAGCGCTATGTGAAGGTTCCGACCGCTGCTGGCAAGAATCTCCTGTCGTTCGCGAAGACCTTGGTGCTGCACCCGAAAGACAAAGCCGATACCGACAGGTCCGATGATTTCACGGTGTTCAAGGCTGCGACCGCTGGTGCGATCACCTACAGCTACTCGCTGGACAACGAGCGCATCTTCAACGTCGAGTTCAAGGCCTACCCCGACGCTGACAACGACAACGAGCTCTTCGCTGTCGGCGACACGACCGCCGTGAACCTGTAAGTGCCGAATAGGTAAGCGGTAACTATATTTCCGCTTGCTTACTTCCACTCAACCAAAAAAATAGCTAGAACATGGAAATTCTGAATCTTGACGAAGTGGTGACCCCCAGTCGGTCGATCACCTGGCAGGGCATCAAGCATACGGTGCAGCCCACGACCGTCGAAGGTTTCATCAAGTCGGTTCGCGCAATCAAAGAACTGGAGAAGTCTGAAGACGGCACTGACGTTGCTCGTCAGATGGAACTCTCTATCGATGCGATCACGACCACGGTTCCGACGCTGACCGCTGAGATCATTCGCGGCATGACGCTGGAGCAGATGGGCAAGATCAATCGCTTCCTGCGTGGCGAATACGACAAGAAAGCGATGGAATCGGTTGCTGAGTCTCAGTCCGATACGCCCAAGGGTGACGAAAAAAAAGCCCAAAGCTGAAGTCTGTTGACTTCGGCTTCGTGTTCAGCCGGGTCATGCAGGTCTACGGACTCGGTTATCGGGAGCTTTTAGAGCTCCCAATCAACACATTCTGGATGCTCAATCGCAATGCTGATCGCATTCGGGCCCAGAGCGATCTTCACAATTTCAGCATAAGTCTGACCGCTGGTGCGACGAATGCTGAAAGCGTCAATCGGTTCCGTGACCAACTTGTCCTTGAACTCGATGAACCCTGGAAATATGACTCGCTTGAAGAAGAGTTAGACCGCGCCGGTTTGAATCGTCTTCGGGCAATGATGAGATAGTGCGAACAAAAGAAGATGAAGGCTGGTGACATTAGCATTGATCTTACCCTTGATGGTAAGCAGTTTGCCGTTGAGGTTCGCAATGCTGGAAACCTGCTGGGTCAGCTTCAGCAAAAGCTGACCCAAACCGCGAGTTCGACGCAGACGATTGAAAATCATCTGTCCAGCTTCAGTTCGACCCTCCACAAGACGGTCATGACTGCGGCTGCGGTTCGCTTCGCGATAATGGACATCAACGATGTCTTTCTCAGTCTTCCTCAAGCAATTCTCAAGACCTCTGGCGAGTTCGAGAAGACGACGCAACTGCTCAAGGGTTTGAGCAAAGCGGCAGATGAGGGCACGCGCATGGACGATGCGCGGAACAACCTCAAATACATCGTCAATCTATCGAAGAATGCGCCCTTTCAAATTGGGGCTCTCACTGACGCCTTTGTGAAGTTCAAAGCGGGTGGTCTTGACCCGCTCGATGGTTCTTTGCAGGCACTTGTAGACGGCGTTGCAAAGTTCGGTGGTGATTCTGAAGTTCTGAAGCGTGCATCCGTCGCAATTCAGCAGATGGCGGGCAAGGGTGTCATCAGCATGGAAGAACTTCGCCAGCAATTGGGCGAAGCTGTCCCGACCGCTATGCGTATGATGGCAGAGGGGCTCGGCATGTCGATGCAAGAGCTCAACAAAGCTGTCTCGAACGGTCAAGTGCAATCCACGGGCGCCTTGAAGCGTATGTTTGCCGTCATGGCAATCGACAGCAAGGGCGCTGCGCAGGACATGATGGAGACGTGGAGTGGTGTTACCTCGCGCCTTCAAACTCAATGGGACTTGCTGAAGAACGACGCGGGCAAGAGCGGTTTTGCCGCCGCGATGAAGGAGCAAGTCGAGTCTCTGACAAGCGTGATGGACACGCTTCAGGGGCGTCGTATCGCGAACGATATCGGTAATGGGCTTGGGCAGATTGTCACCATGTTTGGCGATGCTGTGAAGGCGGCATATGAGTTCTCAGATGCCCTCAAGACGATTGGGATCGTCGCTGGTGCGACGTTTATCACCGGGAAGATTTCAAGCGGACTTCGGGACTACATCGGCAAAATCGTTCAATCGAATGCCGCTGAAATCAGCGCTTACCGGGATAAGATTGTTAAAGAGCAACAACTGAATGCCACTCAGGCTCAGACGGATGCTGACGCGGCGGCGCAGAAAGCAGCACGTAATGCTGAATATCTCGCTGCCCAGCGTAAGAATACTTACGATTTGCTTGCTGAAAAACGCAATCAGATCGCCCAACTTCGAGCACTTCAGGCTGAAGCTGACGCAATTGCCGCTTCTGAATCACGTCTGAGCACCGTTTCGTGGATCGCACGAGCCCCGAGTCAAGACTTGCGGGCCAACAGCGCCCAACAGGCTGCACTTGCCGCAGCGATTAGCTCGAATCAAGCCTTCATTTCGATGAGCCGGGAAAAGTCGGCAGCGCTGAAGGCAGAGCAGGTTGCGCTTGAAGAAAGTGCGGTCAAGACCGCCGCGCTCGCTGCTGAGTCTGCTGGTGCCGCAAACAGCCTGGGCTTGATGTCGAAAGTTGCGGTCGCGGGGCAGTGGGTGTGGGCTGCAATGGGTGGCTGGATTGGCGCACTAACCCTTGCGGTTGGCCTGGCCGCCGCTGCATTCGAGCGCTTTGGTGGTAGCGCTGAAGACGCGATCAAGAAGGTTCGTGACCAGGCAAACAAAGGTTTGTCGGATTACGGGACGGTCGACGCCCTCAAGAAGGGCATCGATAGCGATACCCAAGCCCTGAAGCTTCAGCAGGATCAAGCGGAAAAGACCAGGGCTGAGATCGCGAAGTTTCAAGCGCTCAAAGCAAATAGCAAGAATCCGAACACGTCCGCGTATGACGACCGCATTTCTTCCCTTCAGGACGAACTGTCGGGCTACGAAGGAAACATCGGAAAATACAAAGACTCGCTCGCCGCGAATCAGCACTCCCTTGATAACGCACTTCGCGACGCACCTGTCAACGCTGCAAGTGATGCGGTCAAGGAATATGTAGATCGGGTAAATAAGGACACCGAGTCGATTGCATCTGCAGGGATTGCTCGACAGCTTGTAATTCGGGAAGCTGCTGAAAAGCAAAAGGACGCGCTGAGCACGTCGTCGAAGGACGCCACAGACGCGGCAAAGAAAGCCTCTGACATTGAGAAAAATAGCAGCAAGGATCTCAATGCTGCCCGTCTGGATGCCGCACAGAAGATCCTTAACTACTCGAAGGACGCGCTTGCTAAAGCCCAGGCAGGTGCTGCGGCTGCTGAGGCGGCACCTCAGACAGACGCAAAGGCATATGAGGTGGGCGTCGCGAAGGCTGACGCCATTCTCAAAGTGGCACAAAAGAATGCCCAGGATGCCTATCGTCAGCTCGATACTCTGAAGAACGATGTCGGTAACGCAAATGGCGTTCTGACTTCTGGCAAAGCGCAAAAGGTAGACCCGCTCACTCGCCAACTTGATATGGCGAAGGCGAATCTCGAAGCTGCAAAGCAAAAGCTCGATG